AATGCGCAGGATATTGTATTTAAAACATTACAACCTGCCATTCGTTATACTAAAGAAGAATGTTTAGATTTACCTGACGTTCTTTATACCACTCGTGAAGTTCCCCTCACACCACAACAAGATAAGTATTACAAGAAGCTTAAAAAAGACATGTATATGGAAGCTTCAGGTGAAGAGATTACTGTAGTCAACGCAGGGGTGATGTTGACAAAACTCCTACAAGTAAGCGCAGGGGCTATCTATTCAGATACGTCAGAAGTCATAGAGTTTGATATATCTAATCGTATGACTGCGCTCAAAGAAATCATAGAAGAAGCCAGCCACAAAGTTTTAGTCTTTTGTCCTTTCCGACACAGTATCGAAAAGATTATGACAGAGTTAAACAAAGACCATATTACTTGTGCGGCTATACATGGCGACGTGTCTATGAACAATCGATCAGAGATATTTAAAAGCTTTCAAGAAACTAAAAATCCACAAGTATTAGTGATCCAACCCCAAGCTGCATCTCATGGCGTTACGCTCCACGCAGCTAACGTAGTTGTATTTTGGTCACCTGTCATGTCTGTTGAAACATACATACAGTGTTGTGCACGTGTTGATCGTGCTGGACAGAAAAATAAGATGACCGTAGTGCATTTACAAGGCTCGCCTGTCGAACAAAAAATTTACAAAATGTTGCAAGGTAAAATTGATAACCATGTTAAATTAGTTGACCTTTACAAAGAGGAGTTTAATGATGTTTGATAGAAAAGCATGGACCAAAGAATGGAGAGATAGAAAAAGAGATCATTTACGGGAGTATCATCATAAATATGCTGTAGAACATCCTGAAAAAATATTATTGTTAAGCGCACAAAATAGATCAAAGAAAAAAGGAGCCATATGCACAATAGAAGAAACAGATATAAATATACCTAAGCTATGCCCTGTATTTAAAGAACCATTAGAAAAAGAATTTAGACCATCAGGTAAAAAAGGAGCGTCTCCATATGCAGCGTCTCTTGATAGAATAGATAATACTAAGGGGTATATCAAAGGTAATGTTCAAGTAATAAGTACTAAAGCTAACACAATGAAAGGTAATGCATCTCCTGACGAGTTATTGCAGTTTGCTTATTGGATACTCCTTACTTATGGACATTTAATTGATAAAGAAATAAGTTGACAAAGTAAATAGTTGTGATATACTAATATCCTTAATGTTTGAAAGGAGAGAATATGGAATTAGATGACAATAAGATAGAGAAGATGATGCAAGCTTCTGTCAATATGAGAGATAAGATTGATGAATTAGAAAATCAAATCACTGAAATTAAAACTCAGAAAGACAAAGTTGATCTAGCTTTGAATGAAGCATGTAGGACATTAAATGTAACTAGTTTGAAAACTAAAGTTGGAACCTTATCAAGAACTTTACGTACACGATATTGGACAAGCGATTGGCCTGAAATGTACAAGTTTATAAAAGAAAATGATATGCCTGAGTTCTTTGAAAAGAGATTAGTTCAATCGACAGTTAAAGAGTTTTTAGAACAAAACCCTGACAAAGCACCACCAGGTTTACAAGCAACAAGCGAATACACAGTAAGAATAACTAAAAGTAGAACTAAGGAGGAAGTATGAGTACAGAATTAGACGTATTTGGTAATACCGCAGTATCAACAGTTTCACGTAGAGATGACGGCTTTACTGCAAACATTACAGGAAGCACATCAACTGCTAAACGTATATCAATACGTGGTGGTAAGTTTAGATTAATGGTTAATGGTAAAGAGATTGAGAAGTCTAATCAAGACGCTCTCGAAGTAATTATTGTTAATGCATCACCCCATGTGCATAGAATGTATTTTTCTAAAGCGTATGTGCCAGGTGAAAAGATGCCGCCTCCAACATGCTGGACATCTGATAGCCAAAAACCTGATGAAGCAGTTGTAGAAAAGCAAGCAGAAAATTGTTTATCATGTCCACAAAATATTAAAGGTTCAGGCGCTAATGGAACTAAAGCATGTCGTTTTAGTAGACGTATTGCTGTTGTTCGTGCTGATGATTTAAATGGTGATGTGTATCAAATGACTTTACCTGCACAATCAATATTTGGTAATGGTACAAAAGATTGTAAACCACTACATGAATACACAGATTATGTACGTGCAAATGGTCAAAACTTAATGTCTGTTGTATCACGTGTAAGTTTCGATGAAGATTCATCAAGCACTAAGATTGGTTTTAAAGCTATTCGTGTTCTTAATGATGACGAGTATGCAGTATGTGCCACGAAGTCAACTTCAGAAGAAGCTAAACGTGCTATTACATTATCAGTAAATATTAATAAAGAAGATGGTGAAGAGTTTGAGCAAAAGAAACAACAACCTATTCAACGTCCACAAGTAGCCGCACCTAAAGTAGAAGATGATATTCCTGAACCTACAGTTCGTGCAGCAGAAAAACCTGTGCCACCACCTCCTCCTAAACCAGCAGCACCTAAAGCAGATCAAGGTGATGTTAGTTTAGATGATCTAGTATCAGATTGGGCGTAATCATGCGTGGTTACTCCCAAGTAGTTATAGAAGCAAACGCTAAAGCTAAAGAAACAGTAGGCACGTTATTAGGAAAGCTATGCATATCACTAAAGTATCCTGCTAGTCAAGTAGCAAAAGAACTTAACGTTTCTCGTCAAACGGTGTATGATTGGTTCTCTGGTAAAACAAAACCATCAAAGCGGACAGAGTCAAAAGTTGCTGCTTTGATAAATAAAATAAACTTAAAGTAATATACTCGGGGCTGTAGTAAGCCCCACCCTATTTAGTAACACAAACTTTATTTCGAGAGAATAATGCAGATAAAAGAATTTTTACAAACTATATGGCCCGATGATGGATACTATTGTATCTGTGGCAAAGATCAAAAAAATATAGTCACTCCCAAATTTGTAAAAACTATCGATGATGCAATCTCAATATCCCATAAATTTTTAGAAGATAAACAAGACGTTTATTTTGCTTGCTCAACATGGATTGAACCTACAGAACGTAAAGGTATTAATGCTAAAGAACAACGTATTTTTTGGTTAGATATTGATTGCGGATTTGATAGTAAAAAACGCAAATGGAAAGACTATGAAACTAAGGATGCTGCATTAATAGCGTTACGAGAGTTTACAGATAAAACAGGATTACCCGCCCCAACTATAGTAGACTCAGGTAATGGCATTCATTGTTATTGGCCTTTAACAGAGCCTATAGATAAAGCTGTATGGAAACCTGTAGCTGAAGGTCTTAAGTTTCTATGTGTTAAACATGGATTAAAAGCTGATGGTGCTTGCACTGCAGACATGTCACGCATATTAAGAGTTCCAGGCACACAGAACTTTAAAGATATAGTTAACCCTGTAGAAGTTTCCGTTCTTAATGAAGGCATACCTACACCTTTTGATGAGTTAGCTAGATTAATCCCTATTCATCTTACAGATAAACCTCGTGCTAAACGCCCATTAGATGAAGCTACTAAAGCTATACTAGGTAACAACTCATCTAAATTTAAAAAGATATTAGAACGTTGTAATAAAGATGATGGTTGTGCACAAATAACACATATTGTAACTAAGCAAGCTACTATCGAAGAACCCTTATGGCGTTCAGGGCTATCTATTGCGGCCTTTTGTGAAGATGCTGAAGCCGCCATACATAACATATCTAAACGGCATCCTGATTATGAATATGCTAAAACAGAAGCTAAAGCTAATGCTATCCCAGGCCCACACACTTGCAAACAATTTGAAAGCTTACGTCCATCAGGTTGTGAAGGCTGTAAGCATAAAGGTAAAATTACTTCCCCTATTGAATTAGGTAGAGTTATTCTACGTGCTAAAGGGGCAGATAATGTTATTCAAGCAAAGTCTGAAGCACTAAATGAAACCTTTACATATCATGTGCCTGACTATCCCTTCCCTTATTTTAGAGGTAAGAATGGTGGGGTATACAAAACTACACAAGACGAACAAGAAGAAGCTGTATTAATTTATGACTATGACTTTTATCTTGTTGAAATATTAAATGATAAAGACGCAGCGGGTTTTTGTGCATGGTTTAAAATACATCTTCCACAAGATGGAGTTCAAGAATTTATAGCACCACTTACTCAATTATTGTCACGAGATGAAGCTCGTAAGATTTTAGCTGCAAAAGGTATTGTTAGGAATGGTAAGCAGTTAGACGAAGTTATATATTACATTATGGCGGTTATTTCAAATCAACAAAAACAAAAACCCTCCACTATGATGTATAAACAATATGGATGGACACCTGACCACAAAAAGATACTTATAGGTAATAGAGAAATTAGTGCGTTTGGTATTAAGTTTGTGCCTGTATCTGATGATTTAAAAGATGTTAATCCTGCCCTCGTTAAAAAAGGTAGCTTTGATTTATGGAAGAAAGCTGTATCTGTTTATGAAAGACCAGGCATGGAACTACGTGCGTTTGGTTTCTTTTGTGGATTTGGTTCTTTACTTATGCCTTTCTTTAAATCAAAAGAAAAATCAGCAGTAATTAATTTATACAATCCTGAGTCAGGTCAAGGTAAGTCAACCATACTACAAGCTATGACTAGTATTTATGGTAATCCTGAAATGAATGCAAATCTTATCCAAGTATGGGGTGATACAGGTAATGCTGTTATTAATCGTATGGGTTATATGAATAACCTACCCACTGCAGTAGATGAGTTTACAAAAGTTAATGCCGATCAGTTACATGAATTCTTAAAGTTTATGGCTACAGGGCGTGGTAAAAATCGGATGGATAGTAGTGGTAAAAATAAAGAGCGACATAACGACACTGTCTTTAATCTTATTAGCGTTGTTTCTTCTAACACAGATTTTAGGACAGTAGTCTTTTCAGAAAATGCTAAAGCATCGGGCGAGATGGCGCGCTTCTTACAAATACGTATTGACGAAGATAAGACACTTACTAAAGAACAAGCTGACGAATACTTTGAACTTTTGTTTGATAACTTTGGTCATGCTGGAGAAATATATGCTCAATGGCTTATAGCTAATTTAGAACTTGTTAGAGTTAAATTAAAAGAAACACAACTTATTATTGATAAGGCATGGAATATTACAGGGCGTGAACGTAAGTATTCTGCTACATTAGCTGCCGTATTTTTAGGTGCTAAGATTGCACGTGAATTAGGTTTACATAATATAGACCCTGTGCCTGTTCAAGAAGCGGTTCGTAAAGCTTTGAATGACTCTCGTGTTGAAATTAAAGAACGTGACTTTGATGCTATGGAAACATTAACATCCTTTTTACATGAAAACTTAAAGAACACATTAGTTATTAATAGTAAAGTAGATGCACGATCACAACTACAAGAAGCGCCTTTATTAAAACCAACTAATGAGTTACGTGTCAGAATTGAACCTGATACTAACACTATATACATAGGGGTGGATACAATGCGAACCTATTTAAAATCGCTAGGGAAAATTGAGTTAGAAGACTTTGTTAAAAAGCTAAAAGATGCTAATGTATTGCATCGCCGTTCAGGAGATTTAAAAGTGCTACATAAAGGATTAGATATTAGCGGTTCAGGTAAACGCTGTTTATGGATTGATAACTCATCTTTTGATGATATTAAATTAGATAACTTACCATTGGATGTGCCTAGAAATGTTAACTAATGGCGTAGATTATCAAATACTATGGGCAGAGTTTAAACCTGGTTCGTCTATGTTTATACCTGTGGTAGATACTAAATCAGCTATTGCTGCAATTACACGAGAAAGTAAACGTTTAGAGTTTGAGTTTACTCACAAGATTGTTATTGAGGACGGTATACAAGGTATACGGGTCTGGCGTTTATAAGCCACCCTGTCTTCTTAAGTTCTGAATTCTACGATCAATAGCTTCTTTAACACCTTGCTCGTGCCCTAGAATTCTTTGTCTAGTAGCTTCAATACGATCAAGTTCTTGACGTTTGGTTTGTGGTGTCCATCGACCCGCATCTTTAGAATAGTAAACTCTATTTTCCCATTCTCTTAAATTACCTAAGTCACGAGAAACAATAGCAAGTTCTTTTTTCAAGTTATATAGTTGTTGATTATGGTCTTTTTCTAAGAACTCTCTAAACTTCGCATGGTCACCTAATTTTTCATATTTACTTGCGGTTTGCACCACTGAGTTAACAAGGTCGTTGAGTTCATAAAGATCATTGATATTACGAGTATTTTCATCTTTACTTACAAACTTACCCATATTAGGTATTTGTAGTAAAGTTTGTTTTGTAGTTTGGTCTGGTAATATATCTTTTCTTATTTGAGCAATAATACTATTAGTAAACATACCCACAATTAAGCTAGTAGATGCTAACCATCGATTCATAAAATGTTGCACAGCCGCAGGTGATACTTCTAAGGCTTTCATATCAGGTTCTCGTGATAAATCAGCAAACCATTTAGCAAACTCAGATGTATATTTATTACTGAATTGTAATTCAGGAGCTAAACCTTCTTGACCACGACCCACTAAAGGTCTACCTGTAACAAAGTCAAAGTTTAAAGCCTGTTCAACTATTGATGTAAGTGCATTAGGGAATGGTGAAGGGAATGTAATTGCTTTTTTAAATGCTCTTGATAAAGCTAATTTCATTTTCTCTGAATCTTCACTCTCTGCAATATATCTATTATATAAATGCTCAGGTAATATTTTAAATATTAAAGTTAAAATATCACCACGCAGTGGTAATTTAAATCCACCTGTGTTAGGTAATACAATAGAATTATCACGATCTTTAGGGTCTATCTTTTTATAATCATCATCATCTGCGTTCATAGCGGTAATAGCTAATATAGCCATGATAACTTGTGCGCCATTAAGAAGTAAACGTCTTGCCTGAACAAGCTTACGATCAGGTGTAATATCACTTAGCATAATTGTTCCAAAAGCAATATTCATAGATTGTAAATTGGCATTTACGAAGATGGCATTTTGTCTAGCAATATTAACAACAGCAGAAGAACCTGTTCTACGGAAGTTAATAATTTCTTCAGCAGCTTGAGTAGCACGTGCTACATTACCTGTTTCTAACATAATCTGTGAAAATACTGCTTGACGTATAACGTTATCAGACGCCATACCAAAGAATCTTAAACCTTTAAGGGTTGCTTTAAATGGAGCTAAACTATATTCGATTAACTTACCCATTTTGGTAACTTCTTTAACTTCTTTCATAGCATTAATATCTATAACTTCATACTCAGAAGCAAAATCATGCTTACCTGTAGCTGCTCTGTTTGTTAAATATTTTCTAGCACTACTTAAACCTAATGGGGTAAGAACAATTTCTTTCATCACTTGTAATGGCACGGCTAACGATACATTAACACCTGATGAAAACATAGCATTGAACATATCCATAGGAATTTGAGCTACGTTGAATAAAGGTTCTAATACAATTTGAGCACGTAAGAAAATATTAAAAGGTCTAAAGAATGCTGCTCCAGGTAACATAGTAACAGGTTCTAATCCTGTGTAGGCATCTACCATGCTTTCGCCATCGTATCCTTGGAATTCATATTTAACTACTTTACCGTTTTGCCAAATAGCCACAACATTACCTGTAGCTGATCTATCACCTCTTAATACTTTAATATCATCAGGTAATAGTTTAGAGTAATACTTAGTTTTCTCTTGAGCAATTTTATTAGTTAAAGATTTTTTAAATATATATTTAGACCAAAGTTCCATGTTAACAAAAACATTATGAACAGGTTGGTAACTACCTTTTAAATGCTTATCTACTGCCGCATCCAATAAACCACGTTTATTTAAATTAACTGCCCTTCTAGCTTCAATTTGTTTATCTCTAAAGAATGGCACATAATGGATAACATCTATTAAATCTTCTGCTTTTTCTCTTGTATATAAACCACTATCTACAGCAAAATTTAATAATCTTTCCCTATTAATATTCCATGTTTTACCAATCTTTTTAAGTTCTGGAATTTTATTAAATAGTTCTAATCCTTGTTTTATTTCAGAGGAAGTTTGATGAACTAACTTATAGTTATCCGCTGCTTTATCCGCGGCAGCTTTATTACCTTTAGCATAAAGTTTTACTATACGTCTATATAACCTATTATTATGATTTACTAAATCTCTTGATCGTGCAGATACAAATGCCGCGTTACCATATTGATACATTTCATATTCAGAAACGCCATATTTTTTAGCTAATACTTTAAGATCATCTCTAATAGTTGACATACTATTAGCTAAATCTTTTATAACAAAACTAAAAGATTGAGGATCATAAGTAACACCACCATGCACCATCCACATATCAGCTAATTGATCTGCTTTAACTGCTTGAGATACTCGTGTTGCATAAATCATTTCAGCTATATCATGTTCAGATATACCTTGTTTTCTAGCAGCTTTAATCATTTTATTATTTTGTGCTGCATCAAAGGAAAATAATGATTTTCTAATATCAGCTACAATTTCATCAATAGTTTGGAACGGTGCTCCCATAAACCTTTCTGTTAAGGTTGGGAACCCTTTATCAACTTTACCTACAGTATTTGATTTTTTTAAAAGCTTATCTAACTCTTGTTTAGAAGCACGAGCAAATAAGGGTTGACCTTGTAAGGATTTATTAGCCATTTGTTGAGTAATTGTAAAGCCCACTTGTTCACCAATACGTTGCTCTGAAGGAGCGTATGCATTAGGAGCTTCAAATGAAATAGTTTCAAGATTGCCACCACCTAATTTTTTAAGTAGTTTTCCCATATATCTTGGAATATAGGTGTCATAAAATTCTGTCATACCTTGACTAGCAATTTTAATCTTGTCAGCATCCCAACCATCTGTTTCTCCTGGTTGTAAATCTCTAATATTATCTGCAATAGAACCTACATATTCTTCTAATTCTTCATCACGAACATTAGGAATGTCTCTAGTTCTTCCACCTTCATCTTTTAAAGTGGCATGAATATTATAAGTATCATCGTTATTACGCGTAGCAAAAATTTCTTCAAATTCTTCTAATCGACCGCCTTTATAAGCGGCTTGTTTACCATTAACAAATGCAACTTTTTCATATCCTTGATCAACAGCAAAACGAACAATATTTTTAAGAATTAAATTACTCCATGCTTCTGTATCAGTAACCCATGGACCTCTTTCAATTTTGTCTTCTTGATCACCTAACAATTCTGTTTTTTTATTTAATGCCTCATTGTAAAGTTTCATAGCAGCAAAATGTTTATGACCTAATTCAGATTCTAATTGCCTATATTTACGATAATCTGCAACTATTTCTGTAACAGCACCATTATCTATAAAAAGATTAACTACATCTTGCATTAAATCACTTACTTGTCCGTTTTTTACAGCATTTCTATACACTGGAGGACGTGTTAAATAATCTACAGCAATCGCAACTCCTGAAGACTGTAGTTGACTATAAGCCACTTGTTTAATTAGTTTTACAAGTTTATCTTCTTCGGCAGTTGCTAATTTAGAATATTTTTTTTCTTCTGTTAGTATATCTTTTGCTTCTGCATAATGTGCTTTTATTTTGTACTCAAGTTTGTTTAATTCTTTTTGTTGTTCAGGAGTAAACGCTTTTTTAAAACCCCAATCACCAGGAACAAAATCTGCCATTTGTTTAGGTTTAATGTTGTATTGTTTAGCTAACTTTCTAATATATTGTTTACGTAATTTTTTAGGTTCTTGAGCCCAATCAGATTGAATCTCTTCTACAAATAATACACGAGCTCCTGTATTATCCATGCGTTGATTAACGCGATAATGAGCAATAGGATTAGCTAAATCATTCCAATGAAAATGAGTAAATTTAACAGGTTGATCTTTAGGTACTCTATAAGAACCCTCTTTAACTTCTATAGCTCGATTATAAGCAGCGGCTTCAGAATTATAAACAATAGGGTTACCATTTTCATCTTGATCAAATAAAATTCCTGTATCTCTATCAATAACAACCCAACCGTCTCTATCTTCTACAACAGAAATATCTTTAAGCTTACGTCTTTCTAATGGATTTCTAAGCTTTAAAATAATTTCAGCATAATTAGTTGTACCACCTTTCAAAATAACATGCCCATATTTTGTTGGTCCAACGGCTACACTCTCATCAAACTCTGCTTCTAATTCTTCTCGTCTATAATTTGCAGCCTGATCAAAGTCTCTTCTTAATGAATCATAAATTTCCGTAGCGTAGGAATCTATGCCTTCATTATTATAGTCATCAACTACTTCTTGAGCGTCATTTTCTGTTTCAAATGTACCTCCTGGAGAATTACCGTTATATATTCTATAAGTAGTTTCTCCATCATCATTAGTTTCCTCTTTAAAATAAAAAGGAAAATCATAATTATCAACAGCTTGTTCACTAGCAGTTTGTTGCAAAGTAGATTCATAATCATCACCATATTCAGAATCAATCCACTCTAGTAAATGATCTTCTACCCAAGCATCTTTAGTTTCTTGATCATCATAACTACCTTCTTCATTAACACCTAATTTAATTTCTTCAACTTGTGGACCATTATCTGCAAGATAATTGATGAGCTCTTGTTTATCAATTTTATCTTTACCACGAAGTTTTAAATAGTCAGCAATACCTGAAAACTCTAACTCATCTTTTTTAATACCTTCAGATGCTTTACTATTTATCCATGTAAGCCATTGATCAGCAGGTTG